CCCAATTTAAGGGTGGCCCACCTTCTACCCAAGGTGGTGGGTGCCCACGGCCTTTATTAAACAATCAGGCAAGAGCACGGTTATATGGCGCGATACGCGTCGTCCAACCTGCATTGCTCCCCCATAAGGAAATATCCACGTTGATATTCTGCCCGACAGTACAAGTTACTCCTACTTCCTGCAAGAACGTGGTGGTGCTTGCTAGCGGCTGAGAAGTACCGTATCCGGAAATCCCGACCGCGCCGCTACCTCCGTAGATAGGAATCGACGGAGTTGTGCATATAGCGACGTGAGTCATGATATAGGACCCGGATACCTGACAAATCAGTTGACCAGCAGCCAACGGCAGGAAATACAATGCGCCTACCGAAGTAGGCGAACTGCCCCACGCGTTAGTGACATTAATGGTGCCACCTGCTGTGATCTTCTGCGAATTACCAGTAAACAATCCAACAATAGGTTTGAACAATGAAATATCAAAAGATACCCAAAGTTCTCCCAAGACCGCTCCGGCTGGAGCTGTCAATCCTGACGTGGCAACTTGGAAATTACCCAAATCATACAATCGCAAATCTCCACTCTGATTTGTGGCGCCATTGCGCGTATAATAAAGTTTATTAGCCGTAGCCGACGGTAGGCATTCAATAGTATGAATTTGATTCATACTAGGTTTGGCGGATACGCTATACTGACAATTCTCCATATGAGGCTTGTCAATAAAATTCGAATCCAACGAATCATAGTCGGTCGCCAATATAATAGATCCCATTGCAGTTCCCGTAGCATATTCCGAGGACGTTGAAACAAATTCAAACACCAATCCATTAAAAATGTATTGTTGATATTGATTCGCCAACGTACTCAACCACGGGAACGTTTGTGGCATCCCCGGATTTATAGGATAAGCTAACAACGTAAACGTCGCCGGAGTACTTGGAGTAACAATATCTCCAATATACTCGCGATGACGAATACGCGTAGCCATCGACAAATCCCCAAAAGAGGGGACTGCCTGTCCGGGATCGATCGCCTTTCCGACAGTGGTCAACGTGTTGTTGACCACATGATAATCGCCAAATCCTACCAACCGACTAATGGCTCCTCCGAGTTTTCCTCCGAGGTCTTTTCCAAGTCGCAACACGTAAGGATTGGAAGACACCAGAGGAGCCAAAGCTCCTCCCGCCTTCGTTCCCATTTGGGTGAAAAACCCATCTGGCACGATCTTTTTAGCCACATCAACAACATAATTGCCCTGGCCGGCAATCTTTGCGATAGAGGCTTGTTGTTTCTTGTTGTTCTGATTTTTCTTCTTTGTCATGAGACTTTTATGTCGATGTTTGTTTGACCGTAGTTCCGTCCAAAGACGACTGTGCTCACACTAAGGAGAGGGGATCGCAAGTTCCCCGGTTTTCACCTGTTGTCCCCGATCATATTTTAGATCAGTAATCGACAGCGCGGAGTCGGTCGAAGACAGGGTCTACGACCAGACTGGGCAATTGCACTACGAGGCTCAGCAAACAATGAACTCGATCAAGATCATCCCTGGATAGATCGTATCTTCGACAGATTGCTGAGCAGGCGTCTTCAATGTCGAGCGTGAAATCCGTCATGATCGGACGCCACGACTCGTACACAGAGTGCAAGTCGGGATGTTGCATCTCTAGACCTAAACGATCTAAAGTTTGTAAAAAGGCTCCAAAAATAGGGTAATCGCGAGGTACAGCCCCATAAGAAGAAGATAAAGCATAAGCCATCACAGCCACCGCCTCTAAAGGCGTCTTTTCAACCAATTGCTTAGTTAGCGGATGTTTAAACTTACAAATATCAACTGGGGGTCTCAACACTTTACCCAATTTTAGGCAAGCAGAGGGGAGGGGACACCAGACGCGATCAGCCGTTCGCGTCAATCTCCACCATCCCCGGAGAAAAGTGATATCGCCTACATCATCATAGCCCTTGTATTTGGTTTTAAAGCCCAATTCTCGAGCGGCGTCAGAAAAATCAGGATTTCGAGTTTTAATAATCCACAAATACATAAATAACGTACTCATGGAATTTAAAACCGTCGTCATGGTAATTCCAGTAGGCATTTGCGTTCCACAAACACCTTTCACTTTTAAACGTCCGCATCGAGCTGTGTAAGGCCATGAACAACAACCATAACACAGATCAATAAAATCATCAGGCACACCTAATAGTCGGAGCCACTCTGAAGCGGCGATCCTCTGTGGTCCGTCATCTTGAGTATGGTCAAATTGACTCTGATCACACTCACCATATCTTTCGCACTTAAAGACAGGTGTCAACGGACCCCACGATACTACGGAGTCGTCTCCGCTGATCGCTAGGACACAATCTCCTCCTTGCATAGCTTCAACAATTCCATTTAACTCCGCCTGCGTGTAACCCGCCGCAAAAAATATGCGGAGCGTCACACCATATACACAGTGCACTTGACCATTCAATCTTTCATGTAAGACTTTCGCGACCGCTCGCGACAATCCAGCCATCCGAGAATGGATAATTGGATCTAAATTCACGATTGCTCGCGGTTTCATGGTCCGCTCAGAACCAAGTTCTTTATCAACAGGCAACGTTTCATTCCACTTCAATGAAATGGTCTTCCACAGTCGCGAGTTAATACCGAATTGATCCAAAACGTCGGCACGTAATATACGCTCTCCTCTTTTGCCCATCAGACGAGCACATTCTTCAATATCCGGCACATCTTCAATCTGACGATTAAAGATGCTCATCTTCTCGAAGTCAACGGACAAACTACGCCACCGTCCATGGCGTACATCCGCAGGATCGCACCCGAGAAAAGGATCGGCATGAGTGCGCCAGAGGATTGCTACAAGCAAGTTCTTTTCATTGTTGGCCGGTTCCCAAAGTAACCCATTAGTTATCAATATCGGATACATTTGATTGGTCTCTCGCGGTTCAATCGATAACAATTCCAGTGCATCATCAACATCAACATCGAAATTGTCAACTTGGACTTTGATTCGACCACGAAAGTTCGGAGGTCCGGAACGTGCTGTAGAAGTGTATGGAGGAACGGTCACCCCTACGGAAAGTGGCTCAATCCTCGATACATCAGAAACAGTAGTTCCCTCCATCCGAGCTTTCATCATCAATTCAAAAAGACTCTGCGGGGCCAACGGTACATCCATTCCGTACCGCAACCGCCCTGCTTCATCATACCATAACAAACCAATACCCAATAAAAACTGCTGGAGAAACATCGGGTTGTAATACACTGCCGTATTCCAAGACATATGAATCAACGTGGCTGTCAAAACTCCCCATTTTCCAAAACCGTGACAAACATTATAAAACGAATGGAATATCAAATTGGTTACCGCCGGGATTGCGTTGCCACAAGCCCACAAGTAACCTACTTCAATTCCATTTATCATACCTGAATAACGAGGACAAAACCAACGAAGTGATTCTTCAGCGATGGGACTTACAACGGCCAAAAACCAAAAAGGTGTAGCCGCGTTAGATTCAACTACCGAAGTATTCACCCCTTCATCTTTCAATTGTTTTATCAACTCGGCATGTCGCGATTCATCTTTCAAGCTTTCCACAACCGATTGTGGTTTGAGAGTAAAACGAGGTATATAACCCGAAAACCCTCCAACCAACTTTTTAACTAGCCCTACCACAGGCTGGAAAAAATGCTTCACATTTGACATCAAGCTCCCTCGGTTCTTGTACGCAACGAACATACCAACAGAACCGAGTAGACATCCAGCAGCCATAAAATAAAACTTACGACGCCGATATTTCGCGGCAGCCATAGGTTCAATCCAGGCATTTGCTGTAGCCCGAGCTTTAATCAGTGAAACTTCGGAATTAAATGTGCTACAACGCATGGCGGCCAAATCATCTAAATGGACATCACGATTGGCATACAAAACGTATGCCAAAGTCCCTTCAACCACTTTGGAAAAAAAGAGTCGGAAAACGCGATCTCAAAGCGGTTAATCGGACCTCCTTCTCTATCAACCCCGTCAACTGATGCAACGCGGAATCGAGAGTAGGTCCATTGGGAATACGCTTGCCAAAAATAGGGTTCAACCGCGCGGCTAATGGTAAGCATACCAAGACACTAACGTCTCGATGGTCCCACATGTAGACTCGCAAAGCATCGGCCAAATAGCGTAAGCCAGGAATTCGATGCAATAAACGCAAAAGAATGCTAGCTTCCCCTATACGAACCACGTCAACATATGGATCCAAAGGAACTTGAGTCAATAAAGGTATGCCGGCCTGTAACGACGGAACACATCGGAAAACTGAATAGGGTCCAATATTTTTAAGAAAAGTAACATCAACACCATCTTGGTGCCGATGTTGCAGCCAATTTACGTCTGGATGTGCGGCATAAGGTGCCGAAAAAGGATCGGGGGAAAAAATGATGAGTCCCTTCCCATTACGGTACCAAACTCCTTCAGAATCGGAGCACTCATCAGCTCCTGCACTGCCGACAAACAAACGGCACACCACATATACCGTTCGAGATACGGAAAAATTGGAAAGATATCTCACGGACGCTGGAGAAAACACTCCCGTCGGGTTTTCTGCTCCGAAATAGACATCCTGAACCAACACAAAATCGAAGAGCTCACCTTCAAGAGGTTTACGGCGGTCAGTACCTTTCCACCGACCCGCGTCTCCCTGGACGCGAGTATCGGGGCAAGATACAAACTCTACCTGTAAAGCATCCCGCGAGGAAACCCAAATTGGGCGTCTTGAGGTGCTAACGTTCACTTTTCCGTTAGGAGGGAACATAGGGGTTAATGACCTATTACGAGGTGCTCCAAACCAGTCCATAACTTTAAGTTCACGTTTGCCACGACCTTCAATTTTCAGTACTTCTAAAGTTGTGAGGTCTCGAGCCAGATGTGAAATCGGGTGCCCCCTGACTTCAACCCGGGATGACCGCGTGATCGGCCAACCTCGAGCCCCACCATATTCGCAGGTTTTCATATCTTTGTCACTCACGACGAGACGCTTCGTAGACGCCCAATCGTGAATATCCTTAAAGATGAAAACATCTGCTCCCTTGGGTTTATCAACCGGTGGAACGGTCCCGGTAACGGTCTCATCGCCTTGTTTGCCCGAAGCCTTTCGATCTCTCCGACTCTTCGTACTAGATCTACTAAACGCGGACGCGGACGTATAGCCCGATGAAGCATCCTCCTTAGAGGCAGAGTACTCTGACTCCGATGATGACACGTTTTTACCCTTAGGCAGCGTTATAAGAGCCCTTCCGTCAGGCATCATTATAACAGGAGACGTCTCCACTAATCACGTAGATTTAT